AAATCCTTGAAAGTTTAAAAGCATTAATGTTTAAAGATTTTCTAATTGAATTATAATCGTTTCCATCTTCAAGCATTGCTAAAACTTGGTTTTCAATTGCAGATAATTGAGCAAAGTTTTCTTTTTTAAAATCGTTTAAAAACTTATCTCTTTCTTCGTCTGCATTAAATTCAGATGGTAAGCATCTTGTCATCAAACAATTTTCTCCTCTTTCCTTTCCTGAATTTTCAAATAATTCTACTACATTAATTGTTTCTTCTTTTTTCTCTTCTGAAAATACTGATGGAGCAACCTCTTCAACTTTCGGCTCTAAGAAATCAAGATTAACCTCGTTAAAAGTAATTTTACCAGCCAACCCATTTGCCTTTTTCCCGATGTGATTAAGTGCAGATAAAATAGCTCTTTGTTTATACTTGAAATAATTGGCTTTCATTATCTTATAACCTATTTCTAGCTCTGTTGCATTCCCTAGACTTCCTTCAGTCTTAATTCCAAATAATATTGGAGTAGTTACAGAATGAGACAATACAATGTTATTTCTGTTATCCTGAGATAAAGCCAAATATCTATCTTTTAAATCGTTTCCAGTAAGGCTTAATACGGATGCTTCATTGTCTTTTCCATTGTTATATAATACAATAGTACCTCCAGCATTATCTTCTCCAGTTGCATTGTCTTGGATATCTTTTTCAATAGCTCTTTTTTCCTTATCATCTGTTGGAATACCATTATTAAGATTTATAATAGTTCCAGTAGAGAATCCATTGCTAATTTCGTTAAGTTGGTACTTATTAATTTTAACGTCTGTTAGAATAGATGTAAGACCTCCAGAGTAAGGAGGTTGAGGATAAGAGGAATCGTTTACTATTCGACCTTCAACCGATTGCTTTGATTTTTCTTGGTATATTAAATAAAATTCCCTTGCATCTCTTTTTCCTGCATCAAAAGGCTCTATTAATTTAATCGTGTTATCTCTTAAATCGCTCCAGTTGTTACTTACTGCAATTAGTTCGTCGTCTAGTCTATAACGTACTTTTTCAAAGTCTACAACTTCCAATTTGTCGCACTTAGATTTGTCTAAACTCCAAACACCCCTCAAACAAAACATATTTGAAATCTCCAAATCCTTTGACATTTGTTCTGTAATTTCATCCAAATTGTAATCCGAATTTCCATTATCAAAAAAAGCATCAAACTTTTCTTTATCTATTCCTTCATAATTTAAACCTCCAGAAGTTGTATAATGTACCTTTGAGTTTATAATCCCACTTTGTACGGCAGAGTTTTGGTAAAGGTAATTTAAGAAATAAGGATATAAATTGTCTAAACCCCAATTTTTAATATTGTCTTTCTTATTGTCTTTTTCAATCGGTTTAGGAATTGAAACATTTTTGGCAATAAATCCAGTCTTTTGGTTAGACATAGTTAATTTTATTTGTAGTGTTTACGGTATAATAATCTCCACTTGGAAAATCAGTTACCACTTCTGCTTTACCTTTAATAAGTAAATTCTTTCCTTCTGTTATTGTTGTATCGTCTGCACTTTCGTAAACAGAAAATATAAAATTGCCTTTTGGCAAGTCAACATCAGTTGGTAAAGATAATAAAAATAAATCAAACCTATTCGAGCTACTTTGTGCAGTCAAATAGAAGTTAAAATACTCTCTTTTTTGTTGATGAAAAAACGAAAATAAAAAATTAGGATTCGCTATTGTTACTAATTGGCTCAACGATACTGCTATCTTGTTTGATTCGCTTTGCTTTAGTAGTAACATATAAATGGTTTAGATTATCCTTTTTTAAAATTTCAATATTTTCCTCACATATAAGGATAAGTCTACCCAAAGATTTTGAGTAAACTTTCCCTCCTATGTATTCTTTTTTAATTTTCATTAAATTGTTGGTAGTTCAGAATCTGCAATGCTTGGAGCAATATAAGATTCTTTACCTACTAAACTAATTACAACTCCATTCAAGTCTTCATAGTTCATTCCAGTAGTGATTGCAGAAGTTTCTACAGTCATTCCGTTTCCAGTTCCATAAGCCACGTTACTTCCATTTTCTTTCTCTTGGATTATAGTGATAAAACCTTTTGAGATTAAGTCAACTAAATCTCTTGTTGCTTGTGTATCGTCTTTTAAAGTAATAGCACAAGTAGAAGCAAAGAAAATTGAGTTATTCTCTCTTGACCTTGTAGCCGTTTCTGTAAAGTCGATTGAAGCCATGTCAGGAGATATTCTGAAAGCCCTTGATGCAGTAACTGTTAAAGTAGTTACAACATTTGCTACAATAGTAATTGCAGTTTGATTTTCTGTGTTATAAGCTATAACCGATTTTGTGCCTCCAAATGAAGCACAAAGTGGTTTAGTATAACCAGCCGTTAATTCGCACATAGTTATTTAATTTTTAATTTACGATTGTCTTATGACAATACTAATTTCACAAAATACTCAGAATATACGTATTGTACTCCACTTCTAAATAAGTTTCTAAGTCTTAATTTCTCAGACTCCTCTAAGTACTTGACTGTCAGCCCATCCAAATCATTCTCTAAGTCAGTTGCAAAGAAACAATAGTCATAAGGTACAGCGAACATTTTACTTGCATTTGCAGTTACATTCAGTTGAGGATAAGTTCTAACTCTTGTATTTGTTGTCGGAAGTATAAAACTCATTTCAGAACCTTCATAAGTTACATCTAATAATGCACTGTAATCTTTGTCATTGTATATTTGAGTTAATATCTTTCTTGCAAAAGAACGTCCACAAACCAATTCAACTTCTTTCTCAGAATCAAATAAAACTGGGTCAATTGCATCAGCCATTTCTACTGCAATATCAAAAGCATTTGCAATCGTTACAGACGTTTGTGCAGTTGTCATTGAAACAACATTTGCATCAGCATCCCAAGATTTAACAAATCCATCATAATGAGCTAAATCAGGAACTCCCGAAGTAGTATCTCCATTGAACATTAAGTTTTGATTCTTAAATTTAGTTTCTTTGATAATGTAAGCCGTTAAAACATCTTCCATTGGCAAATCTCTATCTTGTCTATTTGCACCAATTGACAATAGTAATTGAGCCCAAGTATCGTTCAATGTATCGTTACACAATGAAGTGTTAATCATTAATCTTTTTGTTGCAATAGCTTTGTCTGTGAAAGTGATTGTGCCATCTTCAGTAGTAAGACAACCATCTCCAACTTGAAGAGCTAAATTTGCATTAAGCAATTTTATTTCTTGACTCCCTTTTACTCCTTCTAATACGTTAATTCTTGAAGTAAGCCCTGAAGAGTAAAGTAAATCTGAGTATATATCTGAGCTTTGTGCATCAATATATGCTGGTAATCCAGAAACGTCATATCCGAATTTATCTTTTATTCTGTCTTTAATATTTTTCATCTTTTTATTTTGTAAAGTTTCTCCAAGTTTTTGCTGGAGCGTTTGTGTTAAATTTTCTTTTGTCTGTTTTATCTAGTTCTGAAACTAAAGTTTCAATTTGTTTTTCAAATTTAGAGTTGATAGCTTTTAAACCTTCAATCTCTTCTTTAAATTCAGATTGTACTTTTGCAATTACTTCTGCAATTTTTTCAGCACTCATTACTTCTTCAACTGGTGCTTCTTCTGGAGCAACAACTTCTTCAGCAACTTCTTCTTCAACAGATACGATAATACCATTTCCATCTACTGTAATCGCCATAACAACTCCTTCAACCTCGATTGAATGGATTCCTTCAGGAGCTAATACTTCTCCTTCTTCGGTTACAACTCTTAATTCTGTTCCTTCTTCCAAAGCACCAGTCCAGCTAATTTCTACTCCATCAACAGTTGTTGCAGTTTCAAATTTTGCTTTTCCGAATACCATTTCAAAAAGAGATTTACTTTCTTTTTTCATTTGTGTTTGTTTTGTTTTTATAATCTTTTTGTCGAACCAACCCTCAATTGAGAATCCCACGTGTTTTCCTTTTTTAATATCATTCCAAGCCTTTTCGTTATCTACCTTATATGAAACAATCCAAGAGCCATCTTTTAAGTTTTGACTATCAAATTTGCTTGGTGCTTTTACTCCTCTTTTACTATCTAC